CAAGTCGAAAATAACTCTTGACACCAGATATTTTTTCGTGGAGGTTTTCTCCGCCGGCGCTTACTACGCCAGCACGTCTCGTGTCAAGTCATAAAAAGTCGGCATGAAATTTGCATTCTGGTTTTTGTTCCGTCCGCGTGTTAAAATTTTCGGTTCGCTTGCGACGCTCGCAGCGCGCGGCTACAAGTTTATCGTGTGTACTCAATTACGTTTAACACTTCGTCTAACGTGCAACACACGTCAGCACTTCCCGGCCACGATTCGATAAACTTTTTCTGCGATTCCCACGACGGCCCGCGCCTGTCTTTTCCGTGTGGATTCTTAATCTCGATAAGGAAATTCTCGCAACCATAACCGACAAGCAAATCAAGCGGCTCGCCTATACTGATAGCGCGAACGTCCGGCAGATCGTTTAGCGCGCTCACTATTTCTCGTTGATTCGCGTCTACCTTAGAGTTGCGCAACCTATACCCGCGGGTCATTAGAAGTACCTCGCATAAATCAAGCACGACAAGACGCCTAAACACACGAACCAAAACGCCGACTTGAGTCCTGGCCGAGAGGCATACCAGCTAAACGACAGACCAAACCACGACCATAAAAACCACAACACAAGCGTATACGCCTGCAACATCTCCGCGCGCATCATATCTTTATAGGTCACTTCGGTATCCTCTTAATTGTAAGGCCGGGCAATAGTGCCGCCTGTTTCGTTGCTTGAGTTTTATCGTACTCGTTCAACGAGTCTCGGTATGAGTACGCCGTGTCTAATTTGTTCGGCATACGAAAACCTATCGCTTTCGCATGTTGAATAAGGTGAGAGTACGCCGGATCATCTAGGCCTGTTTTGTATTCTACTCCGCCCCACTCTTTAGAGCGTCTCATGTAGTTGCGGAACGCCGCAGACCAGTCAGCATATACCCAGCCTTTTGCTAGTGCTTTGTCGGTAAAGAGTTCGAGCGTAACGTCTTGGTCGATAGTTGGGTAGCGATCATCTAACCAGTCGCGGAGTTTATCGTCAAGGGCGAAGCGCGCCGCTGTTATTGTTATTTTCGCTGGCGCGCGTTTTGTCATTGTTGTTATATGTTGAAAAGTTCGACCTTCTTAGAAGCTCTGCCGAACCGAGACATCGCAGTTGCTATGCCCGCCTCTAAGGCGTCCCTTATACTGTCTACTTGCATCTCGGTATAGTCGTACCCCGAGCCGGACAGATTGCCGATCAACCTAATCTGTTTCAGCGTCTTGTTTACTCGTTTCGTTGCTAACACTTGGAACCGGTGCGAGTTGTTTCTGTACTCTACTGGCTTACGTGTTACTTTCTTATTTGTTGGCGCCTCTGCCATGTATCTTCTCCCTAACTTGCGATGGCTGGCTAACGGCCAGAGTCGTTATCCCCTACTTATGAGTGCGGGTGAGATTCGGTTGCCCCTAGGTGGGAAATTCGTCTACGAGGCGGTCTAATTATGGTCGGTCACAACCTTCCGGCCAGATGCGTAGTGGAGCGTCGGCCACCCTACGCTGCTCTGCTGTCACGATATTAACCGCCGCATTTATCGCGTCATTCCACTCAAGGAGGCGAGCCGCTTCCTTTGGTTCGCACCCTTTTCTAACATGCAACTCACGGGCACAGATTCCCTTCCTGACGCGTTCTAACGCTCTCCAAGGCGCTTTATCGTCTGGTTGGCTACTTGGTAGCGATGCGATTGTCTCCGTGGCCCTGTCGGCCTGCTCGTCCAGCCTACTGTCAACTAAATCATCGCCCAGCGGTTGCAACCTCTTGTCTAGCTCGACAGAGATTCTCAACTGCTCCTCGATGTTGTGAACATTCGCCTGGATGGCGCGGAGTAGCGCGTGTGAGTCGACGCGGGCGCGCCCTAATTCGTCCAAGACTTCGCTAAATTTAGTCATGTCTTTTCTTCCTCTGTTATGTAGATATACCTAACAGAGTGATTATCTCACACCCCCACGCCATATACCATAGAATTAAGTCTCTTATTCTTAGATCAGGTGTTTGGCTAGATTCTGAGGCATAAACCCCCCAAACCCCCCTAAAATCTTAACGGAGTCTGAAGCGCTTTCTTCCAGAAGTAGCCAGGCGTATGGCTGAGTTCTTCGGCTGACCTATCCGCGCCCCTTTTAACGTCCTGACGCGGTCGCGTGTCTACGATCCCCTGGACACCTATATGTATAACCTATTGGTCTAGCAGCCGCAAATACGGTATTATACGATATACTCAGCGGCCGCTTATATCATGTGGAAACCACGCCACTACCAAGACGAAGCGTTTGGCAAATTTGACGACGGCGCTCGCCGCATGTTCCTAGGCTGGCATCGACGAGCTGGTAAAGACGCGTTCGCGTTACGCCTAGCCAAACGAGAGATGGAGAAAACCCCTGGCACCTACTGGCACTTGTTCCCAGTACAGGCGCAAGCGCGACGCGCGATCTGGCTGGGCATGGATAACGACGGCGTGAACTTCATCGAAGACGTGTTCCCGATTGCCGAGCGTACCCGCACGATTGACAATATGACGACGCTAGAATATGCGGGCGCTCTTTATCAGATGGCGGGCAGCGACGCTTACAACCGACTGGTAGGTTCTAACGTGCGCGGCGTTATCTTTTCAGAGTGGGCGCTGTGCGACCCTACTGCGTGGGATTACGTGCGGCCTATCCTGGTAGAGAACGGCGGCTGGGCGTGTTTCATAACGACGTTCAGAGGGCGTAACCATGCGTGGAGAATGTCACAGCAGATGGCGCACAACTCTCGCTGGCATGTTGACGTTCGAGACATTACCCAAACGCGACGCAATGACGGCGCTGCTGTTATTACACTCGCGGACGTGGAAAGAGAACGCCGCGACGGTATGCCCGAGACACTCATACAGCAAGAGTTCTATTGTAACCCTAGCGCTGCCGCGGAGTTCGCCTATTACGGTGACGGCCTGGCGCAGGCGTTGGCGGCATGATCCGAGTCTATGATGCGGCGCTTCCGTTGTATGCAGCTTGGTCGTTAGAGTCGCCAGTATATACGTGCATGATTGTAACTCAGGTATACGGCAACGAGACGCGGGTGATAGGGTCGCGCCACTGGGAAAACAAGCCGTTACACGGATGCTTTAACGACGTGCTTCAATTATTCCCCTGGAGACACTACCACACGCACGTAACATCGCCCGACGCCGATCTAGTCTATGCGCCGCAATTTGAGCGGTTCGGCTGGTATTGCGAAGCTGCGCCAGATATTAAAGACACCATCACGTTAGCGAGAGAGCTGTTCTCTACACTAAAGATTGACAACACGCCGCGTCCCTGGACGGCCGGCAATCCAAATAACGACGAGTTCGTGAACGCGCTGAATCAACACTCACCTAGCGAACAGAAGATGACTGACGGTTTCAACGTGACGCCGCACCATAACCTAGCGCGTTACTATTCTCGCGCTTTAGAACTGTACGCCGCGTGGGTTCACGCGGGCAACGCGAAACCGAGCGCGCTGGGTCCAGCGCCTAACTATGCGATTTGGGACAGGGCCGTAATATGAACAACTCAGAAATAGTAGAACGCGTGAAGAGTAGCCTCCGGCTGTGCGCCGGGTTCGACAACGACAGCGAGAGCGCAGACCGGGAGAGTGCGCTCGACTACTACCACATGAGAAAGCGAGGCGACGAAGTAGCAGGCCGCAGCCAGGTAGTCAGCGGCGACTTGTCGGCAATGGTCGAGGCGGTCCTGTCAGGAATGATGGAGGCGTTTAGCACAACGCGCATTGTCGAGTTCGACAGTTTCGACATAAGCGACGACACGCAAGCGGCGCTAGAATCTGATGCGGTTGAATGGTTCGTGATGAAGCAGGGCAACGGTCTAATGACGTTTGCCATTGCCATTAAGGACGCGCTGTTACTTCGCAACGGGTTTTGTAAAGTCTGGACAGATACGCGAACCACAGTAGAAACCCGCACGCTCCAAAACGTCGAGCCGGAAGCTCTCGGCGAGCTGCAAAACATTCCCGACGCTGAAGTGACGCTGCGAGAATATGACGCGGATGCGAAGACGTTAAGCCTGTCTATTAAACGTACCGTCAAGAGGTTACGCGTTCGACCAGTTGCGCCTGAGAACTTCGTCTATCTTGATGGCTGGCACACTCACGATTTACAAGAAATACCCATATGCGGCGAGCGGCACATAAGCACGCGATCCGAAATGGTAGACGGGCATGGGTTCAGCAAGGCGAAAGTGGAACGGCTGACGGCGTACCGCCACGAATACAAAGCCGACGCGACCGCCAGGGACACGGGGAAACACCAGCACGACCGCACACCATTAGACGCGTCTCAAGACGTGATCGAGTGGTATGAGCTTTATGTGCTTATGGATTTGGACGGCGACGGTGTGAGCGAGCGGTACATGATAGCCGTCGTCGGCAAGGGCGACACGCTATTGAGTAAAGAACCGCGCAATTTAGTTCCCTATGCGGCCGGCACGGCGATTGTCATGCCACACCGCCTGAAGGGTATATCTCTTTGGGATAAGCTGCGTCAGAACCAGGACATTCAGACGGGACTAAAGCGGGCGTTGATGGATAACGTCAACACCGTGACGAAAAATCGCACCGCATATTTAGACGGGAAAGTAGAGGTAGCCGACCTAAACAGCGGCAGGCCGAATGGTGATATTCGAGTACGCGGCGTGGCACGCGTCTTAGACGCCATCAGCCCGTTTAACGTGCCCGATCTAACGCAGGGCATACTAGCCAACATCCAAGACGAACGCGGCGTTAGGGCCGAGCTGGGGGGCGCTGCTCTGGAGTTGGCGACGGGCAATATGCAGCTAAACGACCGGGTGGGTAGCCAGGGGCTAGACCGCGCCTATTCGGTTATGGAACAGCTATCGGCGCTAATGACTAAAAATATCGCGCAGACGCTTATCCGCAGCGTATTCATACTCGCGCACGCCACCCTTCGAGAGGATTTTACTCAACCGGTATCAATAAAGCCGTCGGGGAAATGGCTCTCGCCGATCCCGGCGCAATGGGTAGCACGAGAAAGCGCGACGATCCGCGTCGGAATGTCTCCTGGAGAACGTGCGCGCAAAGCAGCAACGCTGCAAAGCATGTTGACTATGCAGGTATCGCTGGCGGGCGAGGGTATGGACGACGTGCTGGTTAACGCGCGCGGATTCTATACGACGATGATGGATTGGGCGAGAGTGTCTGACATACCCAACCCAGAGCAATACTTCATAGACCCAGAGAGTCAAGCGGCGGTGCAGGCACTAGCGGATAAACAAGCGAATCAAGAGGCGGCGACGCAATCACAGCAGGCACTGATGTCTCAGGCTATCCAACTAGAGCAGATTCGTACGGCGATGGATAAGTACAAAGCCGACCAGGACACGATGTTTAAGTATTGGAACGCCGTCTTAGGTGCGGAAGTGGATGAAGCTAAGATTGTAGGCGCAGCGACGGCAGATTTGGCGAAGCAGCAACACGAAGGAGATATACAGAATGAGCCTAACGGGCGACGATCTGCGGAACATACTACAACTGATAACGTCGGATCATCTAACGGTTCCGAGCAGCCAGGCGCAGAGCTTGGGGAATCTGCAAGCCCGAGTAGCGAATGAGATTAGATCTATCGAAAATACCGAGCGATCAGCGGGCGCGAATGGCGAAGGAGCTGCGCGGGAACTTGGTGCTGGGAGCGATCCTGGCGAAGACCGAGGCGGAGATATTAAGCCAGTGGCAGACGGCGGACGGCGTAGAGGAAAGGGAGCAACTGCATAGCGAGCTAAAGGCGCTAAAGCGGTTTGCCGAGCTGCTAGAAGCGGAGATTCGGGCGGTTGCGCCTGATGTGGGATAACTCTTGTATATATACTGGAATAGCGTATTATGATAAATGAACCCGAAGGTTCTGGCGAGAGTCAGGAGCAGGCCGCAGGCGAGAGTCTAAGCGACCAGGCGCGCCCCAACGTGCTGCAAACGATTACGCAGGCACTACGCGGCGACGCCGAAGAAACCCCCAAAACCGACGATACCGAAGCGGGCGACGCTGGCGAGAGTCAGAGTACCGACGCGACCGGCCAGGGCGATAGAGGCGAGAGTCTACCGCCGCCCAAAACGTTAAGCGAAGCAGCGAGCCTGCTAAAACTCGACGTGACCGAGCTGTATAAGTTAACCATTCCAGACGCGCACCACGAAGGCGAGAGCTACACGCTGGGCGAGCTGAAGGATAACCATGAACAGGTCGGCGAATTTACGGTCAAGCAGCTACGTTGGGAAGAAGACCGGACGAAGCAACAGGCCGAGCTTTTCGCTGCACGGCAAGAGCTGGAAGAAGTGGTCACTCTATTGCCCAAAAGGGTATTAGAGTCTGACGCTCTTAAAGCAGCACGGCAGCGCCTAGACACAAGGGCGTCTAGGGAACGCGTAAAGACGTTGGAAGTTATCAGCGAGTGGCGCGACGAAGCAGTCAGGACTAAAGACTTGACTGCAATGGTCGAACACATGAATGGTTACGGATTCCCGCCGGAATATCTGGCTAGTGTGACCGACCATAAAACGTTGTTATACATTAGAGAAAACATGCTGAGACAACAGCGGGTCGAACGTGCGCTTGCGATGGTAGAGAAAACACCGCACAAGCAGCACGGCGCCTCGAGGCCAACGGGCAAAGCGCCGACAAAGCCAGGCAGGCAGCAGACACCCGGACGCGGCCCAGCGAGAAAGCGCGCGGATTTGGTCGATTTATTACAACCTTCGGAGTAAATTCTCATGGCAGCACCAGCAGACTATCTCGATACATCAGACCTAAAGGCGATTGCCGCTAACGGTCTGGTGAACGAGGACGTTCTACAAAAAATCTTTGACATCTCAGACATTCCGACGCCGTTCCTAGACCTCGCCGGAACGGATACCATTAAGAACTCGTATACCGAATGGGTGCAGGATTCTCTCGCATCCGTAGACACTGCTAACGCGGTAGTCTCAGGATCAGACGCAGGCACAAGCGGGCAGGAGAAAGCAGGCGACGCACGCGTTGGTAATCATACGCAGATAAGCGACAAGCTGGTGCAGGTTACAGAACGCGCACTGGCGACGTCTAACATAGGGAGAGCCGACGAGCTGGCCTACCAGATTGGGCGAAGATTGCAGGAACTTCGGCGCGACGTAGAAGCCATATGTTTGTTGCCGCAGGCGTCTATTGCTGACGACAATGCGTCGGTTGCCGGTAAGTCTGGGAGTCTCCCGGCATGGGTCGTCACGAATGATTCACTTGGGACGGACGGAGCCGCGACCGGGTTTAACACTTCGACGAAAGTAGTTGCCGTGCCGGCCGCTGGCGATACGCGAGCGCTAACGTATTCTCTTCTGACAGCACAGATAGAGAACGCGTATCTTCAGAACGGAAATATCAGCACTATAATGACGGTGCCGCAAATCGTTCGTCGGCTTAACGCGTATCTGTTTAGTTCGTCCGCGCCGCACTCGATACCGCACGCGAACGTTGACGGTGGCGGGCCGGGAGTTGACCAGACTTCTCAAGGCTGGATTAATGTTATAAAAACAGACTTCGGTTTCAATCTCAAGATTATTCCGAATCGCCTGCAACAGACCTACGCTTCGACCGACTCGACGCCAGGCACTTCCGCAGACGTGTTTCTAATTGACCCAAATATGGTGGCCGTGGGCTACCTGGACGGGTACAAGGTGAAGCCGATTGCGAAGCTGGGCCTCGCCGAGCGCAGGCACTTGTCTGTAGACTGGAGTCTCAAGGTGTACCAGGAGAAAGCGCACGCGGTTATTCGCGACATTACACCGACTTCCACAGTCACCGCTTAGACTTCTCGCTAACGTCCTCCCCTGACGTGAGAAGCCACGCCTCGCCGCTTTCCGTATTCGGTTAGCGGCGTTTTTTCAAAGGTTGGAAGATGAACTACGCAGACCCGCTACAGCAATCAGATGAACGAAAGCGGATAGGCAAGACTTTCAACGAAGTCATTCTGAGCGACGCGCCTGCGAGCGGGAACAAGCTGCGGCGGCAGATACTCGAAACGAACCAGAGCGTACGCGACGCTAAAGAACAAATGGGGCATCTGGAAAGCGGTTCACTGGTGTTGCAAATACCAGAGCTAGATTATTACGTTCTTCTGCACCGCTTTCCTGAGCTAAATAGCACAGACCCAACAGAAAATAAAAACGCGTGGAATAAATTTCTATGCGTGCCAGAGTCGGAGCCGTACAGAGTTCGAAAGCGCGACGGTAAGAGGGCAAGACGTGACGCCGCGCATTACTAAAGAGCAGACCGTTACCGTGTCGATAGCCACCTTATGCGCGTGTTTTGTAGCGCTGTTAACGGCGTATCCGGTCGCTAGAAGTGTACTAGCTGAAGAAGTGTCTGATCAGATTCAACCGTTAACCAAGGCGTTTATAGTCACGACCACGACGACAGTGCGCAACCTGCGAAATCAAATTAGCGCAATGGTCTACAAGCAGGATCAATGCGTCGGCGTGTCGCAGTGTTGGACGGTGCTCGACCAAGTGAATATAGACGCAACACGCGCAGACTTGGCGGCGGCAGAATCCGCACTAGAGTCGTTAGAGGACACGTAGAGGCATGGGAACACTTAATTACGGAACGCTTCAGACCGAAGTGTTAACGATAGCGAAGCGCGCCGCTATGACGGCCGAAGTGGTAGGCGCAATAAGACGCTGCGAAGGAATGATTAAACGCAAGCTAGTAGGCTACGAGCTGCAAGCTACGTTGGCCGAATCAGACCGAAGCAGCGCCGGGATCTATACTGAGCCGACCGGGTGCATGTTCGTTCAGCACATCTTTACCGACGACGCGCAAAGCCGTACGTATGAGATTGAGCGTGTCGGCCATGCGAACATCAAACAGCTCGTCAGCACCGCACAGGTTCTTAATTATGCACACTATGAAACATTTGTGGAGTTTCGCGGCTCGCCGGCGACAGACCAAAACATGGTAGTACATTACATCGGGCATCCGACGGCGTTTGCTTCTGATAGCGACAACAACGTGCTGCTGGATGAACACGAAGATATATATATCTCTGGGTCGCTGTTCCAACTCTATAGCGGATATACCGAGGACTTAGAACTAGCACAAGGCCAGTTGGATATATTCACCGACGCTGTGGAAACGCTCAACGATTCCATACGCCGAAAACTGGGCGGCGGCATTGTTGCTGGCGGGTACAACCTGGGCAACTTGCACAGTTCAAGGGGTTACTAAAGATGGCGCTCGAATCTGTTACATATATCTCTGACTTGGTAGCCACTAATCCGGTCGGAGCGACTGACTCAAAGTCGCAAGGCGACGACCACATACGCAACATCAAAGCCGGGCTGCTCGCTAGCTTTCCAAACCTCACGGGAGCAATGACGGCGACGCACACTGAACTCAACTACCTAGATGGAGTGACATCTCCAACAGGGTCAGGGAAGCTCGTTCTGGCGGTATCGCCCACACTCACCGGCACACTAACAGCAGCCAGCGCGGTTATAACAGGCAACGTAGGTATAGGAGATACCTCTCCAACAGAATTGCTCGAAATAGCCGGTGATTCTGACCCCACGCTGCTTATTCGCACAGATACCGCTGATAATGCAAACTCTGGAAAAGTCAGTTTTAGGGAAGCCGCTGGCGGAAGTTCCGGGACCGATCTGAGATATGATGGTAGCGCCAATAACTTTATTATCGACACTAGCGACGTAGCCAATGCTTTAGTTATACAGAGAACTACTGGCTACGTAGGTATAGGAACTGCGAGTCCTAGTACACGTTTGCATGTTGACCAAGCGGGAGAACCTCCAGCAGAGGGGATGTTCATTCTTCAAGCTAATACTTCAAGTCGTCAATTACGAGTTCAGCCCCCGACAAATTCCGACAATGGCTTTATTGATTTTAGGGGCGGTAGTTTAGCGCTACTAGACGACGGAATCGAAGTGGTTCGTTTCGCGGGTGGTGGCAACGTTGGTATAGGAACTGCGGATCCAGCAAGCCTACTCCATATAGACGAAGGTGAGGCTGGTGATTGTATAATAATTGCAGAGACACACGTAGATGGAGATGCCTACATTCTATTCTCACAGGGTGCTTCTGGTGCAGGTACTCCTACTTGGGGAATAGGTCTTGATCATTCAACTGGCGATACTTTAAGCATTGGTTTTGAAGATACTGGTTATGATGATTTTTCACTAACTGGCGATAACAAGCTAGTTATTACAACAGACGGAAAAGTTGGCATAGGAGATACCTCTCCAACAGAATTGCTCGAAATAGCCGGTGATTCTGACCCCACGCTGCTTATTCGCACAGATACCGCTGATAATGCAAACTCTGGAAAAGTCAGTTTTAGGGAAGCCGCTGGCGGAACAACAGGCGTTGATCTGAGATATGATGGTAGCGCCAATAACTTTATTATCGACACTAGCGACGTAGCCAATGCTTTAGTTATAAATCGTACAACGGGAACATTGGAAACCAGCAACACTATAACTGGCGGCGGATTAGAGCGGGTATTGACTGCCTCAGACCAGGGTTACTGGTTTCAGTGGACCAGCACCACTAAACTATCCAGTAACGCCGCAGCGTCGGGATGGACGGTAACGAACCCATCGACGGGAAAGTACACTATCACTCATAGTTTAGCGTTGAGCGACGTTGACGATTTAATGGTTCAAGTAAGCGTAGCGAGAGGCGCTAATGGCGATTCGGGCCATACGATTGTTAATCGTGGTGCGAACTCGTTTGAGGTATGGCTGTTTATCGCGGGATCTCTCGCAAGTATTCAAGCGGACGGCACCGGGGCCGCGTGCGTGACGTGTTTGGTTGCAGCTTAGTGGCATATCCCAAAACATTGGCGCGTTTCAGTCCACGCCGCGGGCTGAACTATGACACGCCGACGCACGAAGTGACGCCGGAGTTCTACACGCGAGGCACGAATGTTCAAATGCGCAAAGGTTTCTGCGAACGCGTAGGCGGGAAGCTGGCGGTATATGGAACGCTACCCGTCACCGTTCTGAGTATGCTCAACGTGCGATTCACAAGTGTAAATTGGTGGATATGGTGGGGAACGGATGAAGTACACGCCACGGAAACGTCAAACACGTCCGACCTAACACCAGCGTCAGGCTTAACATCAGTTAGTTCGCCATTTGAACTATCATCAACTATTCTCAATGGTATACCAGCGTTCACCAATGGACTAAACGTGCCGCAATACTGGTCGGGCGATGCCGCTGTAAAATTCGCTGACCTCCCAAATTGGCCGTCTGGAACTGTGTGCAAGTCCCTAGCCGCTTATAAGTTTCACTTATTCGCAATGGATATAGACGGCCCGGCTGGCACATTTGTAGACCAGATAAAATGGAGCAGCGCGGCAGACCCCGGCACAGTTCCGGCAACCTGGACGGCGGCGGCGACGAACGACGCAGGCGACGCAATTCTAGGGGACACTATCGGGCCGATTATGGCGGCTGTTCCGCTGCGAGGATCTCTGATCATATACAAGCGTTCCAGCATGTACGCTGTCGATTATGTCGGAGGAAATGAAGTTTTTAATATAGGCTCGCCGCTATTTTCTTCTTCTGGCACGCTGACCAGAAAGAGCGTTGTAGATATAAACGGGCAGCACTTCGTTGTTACGGAAGGAGACGTTATTCTAACGGACGGCACGAACCGCCGAAGCGTCGCCAACGGGCGAATGAAGGACGCGATATTTGACTCGCTAGACCAAGACAATTACGACCAACTATTCTGTGTCTTTCACCGCGCGAAGAATGAAGTATGGGTGTGCTTTCCAGAAGGCGGTGAGTCTCTATGCACTAAGGCGTATGTATACGACATTAGTAACGACGCTTATGGAGAGCGAGACTTGCCAAGCGTGGCGACCGCAGCTATAGGGCTGGTTAACGATTCTGTGATTAGCCATGCGTGGGATTCAGACTCGGGATTCTGGAATGACGATACGAGCAAATGGAACGAAATAAATTATAATTACGCGAACGAGAGTCTCTTGCTGGGGCATGGAACTACCGCAGAGCAACAGGACACGGCTGACACGCAGAACCCTGCGGCGAGCGTCGGAAAATATGACATGCACCTTGGTAATCCAGAGAGGATTAAATTTGTTAAGCGGGTACATCTTCGGCTCAACGCAGGGTTTTCCACTGTATATGTTCGTGTTGGCGGGCGCTTAAAGACACAGGATAACATTGCATGGTACGCAGAGCAGACGTTAACAGAACCAGATGATTTTGTTAACGTGTTGGTTATGGGTAAATATATAAGCGTGGAAATACGCAGCGACAGCACCGACCAATGGCAACTTTCCGGCTTTGATTTCGAGTTTGACAATAGGGGTTATCACTGATGAAGAAATGGCTGATAAATGTGCTTCTGAAGCGCGGGGCCGGAGCGGTAAACGAGGTCGTAGGCAAGGCGATACGGCACGGCATGACCACGTACGGCGGGATGCTAATGGCTCAGGGGTTGGCCGACGCGTCGCAAGTGACGGCGTTAACGGGCGGGGCGTTAGCAGTTGGTGGAATTATAATATCTCTGGGACGCATTTGGGTGCAGACGCGGGTTATTTGATGACAAAGTACGTCTCTACAGCAGTACCAGAGCGCACGCCGCCCGCCCTAAAATCCTGGCTTGCGCGACAGTTTCGAGAGATTGGTAGAAACTTATATTCTCTAACGCCGAATATCCTCACTCTGGACGAACTTAACGCAGAGCCAGTACGTCCAGAAAACGGAATGATTGTTAGAGCAGACGGTACGAACTGGAATCCCGGCAGCGGCGCTGGGATATATGCGCGCTTGAATAGCGCATGGTCGAAGCTATAAGCGTTTGAGGGTAGAACAATGCCGTTCGGTATAAATTTCGGGAAAACTAAAACCGCTAGCCAAAGCACTAGCGCTGCCGCTTCCGATGCGTTTGGTTTCAGCACGTCACTGTCGGAAAGCGGCCAGGAAAGCGGGAGCGAGGTTCGGTCCAAAAGCACTAGCACTCAGGCCATAGCGTTTGCCGACCTTTATCAGCAGCTCTATGGTGGCGCGTTGGGGGCGGCGGGAAAAGCGTCTTTAGCGTTGCCAGGATTGCAGAGCCAGGCGTCTAGCCTGTTTAGCGCAGGGAAGGGGTTTCTCGATGAGATAGGCGGAGACGCCGGGCGCACGTTCCTAGACGAACGCATACGCGGCGACGACGATATACTAGCCACACAACTAGCCGGGCTACAAGAAGACGTTGGCCGGTTCTTCAGCGAAGAATTATTGCCGGGTGTCACGTCTGCGGCGGTCGGAGCTGGGCAACTTGGCGGCGGTCGCCAGGGCGTCGCCCAAGGCAGGGCAATAGACACGGCGGCGCGAGAGTTCCGGCGCGGATCGACCGAGCTTCGTCTAGCAGACCGTACGTCACGCGAGAACCTTGCAATGGGCGTGGCCGGACTTGACCAGGCTGGGCGGCTGGGTGGCGCGGCCGCATTGCCGGGTCTGTTCGGATTGGCCGAGGCGGGTACCTTTGCTGGCCTGGGGATACAGGAACGCCTCGCGGCCCTCTTTGGCGGGCCGACGACCCTAACCACCAGCGAGGCTCAAAGTACCTCAGACGCGTTTAGCGTTGCCGAGGCGATAGCGCAATCCTTTAGCGCAGACGTGGCAACCTCCCGCAGCACAAGCCAAAGCACTAGCGCTGGCAAAGGTAAGACTTTCGGGTTTACAAAGGGTTAGAGTTCGGATTATAGATATGGCAGAAGAGACACAAAAAACACGATTTGGGTTGTTCGCAGAAGATATTTTAGGCTTCGGAAGATGGCGAGAAAACCAAACTCTTCTGGAAAATCTATGGGGGCAGATGTCTGAAGACTCTGAAACAGCGGAGATATTAAAAACGACCGGCCAATACGCACAGATAGAATGGATAGCCGAGCAGGGAATGAGGTCTTATAGCCGGCCAGAGCAGAGGGGCTATATTACGGTGCTGTCGCAAGTAGCGGACGCCTTAGGAATGTGGGATAGAGAGAGAGTAGAATCGGGAGAGTTATCAGAATCTATATGGTCTAGTATTCAGTCGGCAATGCATTTCGTCGGGCCGGAACAAAAAGAGGAGCTGGCTCAATGGGCCGACGCACTTGGGCGCGCGGTGGAGCGGTCAGACTTCCAGCCTACAGAGGGCATGGAGGCAATGCGAAAAGTAATGGAAGGGGTGAGAGAAATCGTTGGTGTGGCGAGCGATAATCTGAGGGCCGACTGGCTCGAACCGCTTAACGATCTGAGGTTAAACGTAGCAGTAGCGAGGGAACGCCTCGTCGGCGCCAGTCAGGGCAATATGCAGGCGCCCGCGACGCCGAGCGAGGTAACGCAAGTATTAAATATCGTTTCGTCACTACCTGGCGCAGATGAATTTAGCGGACTAGGGCTATCTTTCGCGGGCCTAGGATTAAGTTCCGATAAAATACCCAATATGACATACGGCGAACTGTTGAACATACTGCAAAGACACGAAACGGGCGCTATGGAATTAGTCAACTCAGAGTTAGAAGCGCGCGGCGGCCGTCAACTGGCGTTAGCGGAAAAGTCCTTAATTCCAATCACGAGGACACCGGGTGAGGTAAAACTAAAAGCACAGAAAAGGGTGAACGATATTGTCAACGAGTACCGCCTAGCACTATCCGACACTCCGGTAATGCACCACGAAACGGATGCCATATCGAACTGGTTAGTAAAACATGTTCCGCCGACCGCGGTGCTAGACTTGAAAGCCTTCCAAGCGGTCGACCCGGAAACGGGGCGTACCTATAAACCAACGCCATTAGCCCGAGTAGAACTACAGTCATTACAGCGGAGACGGGGTAACAGGGAACGTCTAATCAGGGAACGTCTAACCAATGATTAAATTTCCAAAAATGCACATCGCGGCAAGCGTGGTTAACCGCATCCTAAACGTACGAGACGACATGACTAATGGCAGGCAGACACTAGATATTCCCACGGGAACGCGAGCGCCCGACGTACCAGACCCGCAAAGGCTGGGCGTAGGCATAGAGGAAGCCATAGCCACACCAGCGGCGCCTCTACCTGGCGCGGATCGCGGTGGTGACGGTGCGGCTGCGGTAGCGTCTATAGCGGAAGGCGGCACAGCATTGCAAGGATTGATTGCAAACCAATCTGAAGAGGGACTGCTATGATTATAGCCATACAACAACACGGGCGACTGTTGCACCTGGCCGAAGGAATACGCGCGCAAGGTGCGGATAGGGCAGTAGAGCCAGGTCACCGCCGGGCCGATTTGCACGTATTCTGGGGATACCGTGCAGCCCTAGACGCCGGGCTTCCTAAACCGCTAGTGGTATGCGATAAGGGGTTTCTGCGGCGTCCGAGCATTATGATAGGCATGGGAGCGGATTGGGGAGGATTGGCGAGCTGGCCGGAGGTGCCATACAGGAAAGCGGAGATTGCCGAGTGGCAGTATACAACCGCCCGCGCCGCTCTTGTATTAGGTCAAGACCCGCAAGATTTCAGCACGCGCGACGCGGTAAAGAACTTCAATAAATGGAAGTTTGATATAACTAATGACTTGGAAGCTAACGGTTGGGAAGTACGCTATAGAGAACATCCCAGAGTTTTGATGTATGCGCCGATAGAAGTGCAGCGCCCGCCACATCTGGCCGAAGACTTGCGCGACGTGGGTCTGGTTGTCGGGCTTAATACCGGAGCTTTAGTAGAGAGTTCTATACTGGGTTGGCCGGTTCACGCCGTCGATGCTCATTCTCTTGTTTATCCGCTCAGCGCCAAGTTGTCCGATAAATCCGGTAACGAGCCAGAAGGCCGTCAGGCACTTTTCGACGGGCTGGCTGGTCAGTCGTGGACGTATGCCGAGTGCTCGGCTGGTACGGCTTGGGAGGCCGTTAGAGAGCATGTTTTGGGTCAATCAGAAGTGGAAGCGGGCGAACCACCAGCCGAAGTGCCCGCAAAGACTCGCCGTCCTCGAACCTCTCGCAAAGCGTGACGAATGAGAGCGGCCCGTCCTCAGCTAATCGAGCTAAAACGAGGTAGTCTCGGCGCTTACCGAGCACGCGCTTTTTACGTCGGTTGTTGTAATGTGAATTACGCACGCGCATGAGTGACACCTGGAGACATTTTGAATTGTCGGAGTTCGAATGTAGATGCTGTCGAGCTAACAAAATGGATACTAACATGATAGGCATTCTGGATGATATGAGAGAACAGGCAGGATTCAAGTATCCCATTCGTTCGGGGTATAGATGTCCAGAGCATAACGAGCGCGTTAGCAGTACCGGACTAACCGGGCCGCACACTACCGGCAAAGCGGTAGACATAGGCGTGCGCGGACAAGAAGCACACGAGGTTGTTCGCCTAGCATTTGAACTCGGCTTTAGTGGCATAGGCGTATCGCAAAAGGGCAACATGCACAAGCGTTTTATACACATTGATATGTTGAATACACCTGGGCGATTCCGTCCCACAGTGTGGAGTTATTAAAGTGCTAAGCAAGGAAATATTAAACTTGGAAACGGCGCTAGTCGAACCTTTTTATTCTAACCACCAAAAAAGCAAAGACGAAGCGCATAACAAAATGATGGAAGAGAAAAACAAGTCAACAACAAAACATAACGACGAGCTAAACAAACTAGAAAGCGATTACTCTAACGAGGTTGGCAAGTCGGCCGTTGCGCAAATGGAATTACAATGCGCAGCAGTACCGTGAACGACGATAAAGATTGCGAGTACAATTTAAATAAATTAACTTCGAAGAGATTTATAAAACGATAGAAAGAATTTGCGTACGGTACTCAAGAAAAAAAACGCTCGATTATAAAGCCGGCGTTTCGAAAAGTCAAGACCAGAAGTACGAAAAAATCCAAGTCGTATCGGCGCCTCAAGTCAGCAGGAAAATAACATGCCAAGTATCGTCGGTGGGGGGGTTGACAAGTCGGGGCGGTGGTGGTACG